AGCCATTCTCGTTTGTGAAGTTCGTACTCTGCACAGTGGCTTATCCCCACTGCCATTCACGTTAGTCATCACAAGTATTGGGGCGCACTGCTCTACCCACGTTCCCGTGTGAACACCAACAGAGTGCAATCCCCTATGTGGCCTTGGTCGTATTCAGTTGTAATCATGTGTTTAGTCTTTGCGTACGCCTTGAAGGATGGCAATGCCGATGGATATTAGCAGGGCGTACCAAGCCAGTATCAGCATTGGGAGAGCCTTTGAGCTATGAAGGTGATGTCTGATGGACGCCAAAGGTAGCACTCAGCGTGGGGATGCAACGTTCTTAACCAATGCAGTTGTGCTTCTGACGCTTTGCCTTTTTCAGTTTTTAGTTCAGCAAAGATGAGTCCACGCTCCTGGTGCGCCATGACAAGGTCAGGGAAGCCAGTGGAACCAGTTGTGATGTAACGGCCCGTCCGTGTCATCGATGGCTGTGAGTGATGCAATGACCAGCCAAATTGAAAGGCTAGTGCTTTGACTTGCGCCTGGAATGACGCTTCGCTCATGGCAATCATTTGTCACGGCCCAAGAGGTAGCCACACCAGAACACTGCGGACAACATGATTACAAGGCTGAATAGGTCTAACACTTAGAACGGTTCCTCAGGTGTGTCGTACTGTGGAGCTGCTTGTTCGCCACTTTTGAGCGTGTCAATGAATTGTGAAGCTTCTCTTTTTGTCCAGCCTTGTATTCCTGCTGGGACAGTACGGCCCATGGATTTACAGACTGCCCGAATCATGTTCAGTTGCTTGTCGCTTGCCAAATTGGAGGGCTCAGTGATTTGGGTGTCGCCTTGCATCCGTTGGACTTTGCCCATCTCTTCTCTGCTTGGGCGTTTGTTGAAATCGGAACCACTAAGTCCAGCGTTTGCTAATGCACGCCCTACAGCTCCTGTTTCACAATTTTCAAGGTGACTGGTTTTGTTGACGTTGCCTTGTCCGCGGATTTCTTCTGCCCAACCAGTAGCAATGATTTCACCATCAAGCCACAGCTCTGCTTTAAACACGGCAATGTCGCTCCCGTAATGCACTAGGTCAGTAATGACACGAGCATCAGGATGGGCTTTTAAGAACCTGTCAAGTCTGCTCGCTACTGGTTCGTAATCGTCAAGGTTAAAGGCCATGAGCGTGTTGCTTTTCTATGCGGTCCAGTTCAGCGCTAAGTCTGACAACAGCAAGTTTAAGAAATTCAATCTCTTGCTCTTTTGCATACAGCAAATCAGCAACGTCATCGTTGTGTGTGTACTCACTCATCAGCGTCAACCATTTTGACCGAGCTGATGTAACTGATTCCTTTGGATGGCCCACTCGTGTTAAACGATGGGTGCCACGAATCTCTGACCTTTTCAGCCAGTGTTGGCAATGTGTGAAGTACGCCCACAGCTTCAAGCACAAGGCTTGACTCTTTAAAGCGTAGCTCTAATGCCAGGTTGTGGCTCAGATTAGTTAATTTGGCAATTAGTTCGCCTGTGCTTGTTTCCATTTGTTTTCCTTTGTTATTTTCCTGATGTTGCTCGCCAATGACCGAGGCCACCATTCTTGTAAAGGTAGCCACCAACTTTGACATTGCATTCAGCATTGAGCAAAGCCTTGACTACATCCTGTTTCTTACAGACTGCCCGTGTCACAGTAGCCCATGAGCCTTGAATCTGGAGCAGACCCACATCTGGGCGTCCTGTGGACTTGCGCACAACCGAAAGACTGCGCTCATTGCAGCGACTTTCGCGATAGGCAATTTTGCTCATTACGGGAACGACTTTGGCAGGGAAATGCCGAGCCAGTAGCGATTCCCATTTAGGGCATGAATTAGAAGCTGCACTTGCGTGAGCTGGTACGGACAGGACGGTGAGAAGGGCTAGTGCCATGATGCGTTTCAGGTTCTCTCTACTTCAATAGGCGGTGACCAACTCAGGTAGGGAGCCAAGCGATGTGCGACTGTAATCCTGATATGTTCACCTGTTTTCAAATCCGTGAAGATTTGAACGAGTGTCAACTTGTCTCTAGACACTAACGGAAGATATCCCCAGGTGGGAATCATGGTCTGTTAGCCATCATTTTGAGCCAGAGCCAGCATCCAACCCATCCCATTATGAAACTGTATATAAATTGAGTATCGGTCATGCCCAGCTCCTAACCATGTCAAGACCTGACTGTGTGACGGCGCACACAATGCCCTGAGAGGATGTTGAGAGGGTGCGTGTGATGCCTAGGTCGTGGATTAGTCCTGCAGTGCGCAAATCTGAGCATCGCTTCCAGTAGCCCTTTATTTCGTAGCCTTGGGCTGCTGCTCGAAGTCCTGCTTCCTCATCTGTGAGGCCCAACACAGCATCGGCGTAGATAGCCAGGAGAATTGCTCGATGGCTGCCAACTCTCATAGGGCTGATTTGGCGCGATGTTTCAGGGTCTGCACTCCTGAATAGCGGTAAGTCAAAAATAATCTTGTTCATCTGTTTCCTTTGGTTAAGCCCTTTGAGTGGCTAAATGTGACTATACACAATTGGCGATAACAGTGGTGGATATCCCAATGGAAACAAAGATACCCACCACCTAGCCCCAGCGCGCTCAAACAGGCTGAGAGTTCTTATGGCTTTGGCACACTACGCCAAATAACCTCGTATTCGTCACCAGTCATGTCTGCATATTTTGGCGCAAGTTCGCAATGTATCCAAGTTGCTTTTTGAGACCCACCATTGTCGCTGGCGGTCCAATCCTTCCAGCCCCTGCCGATACGCCATCCACGGCCCCACGTTTCACAGCCCTTTTTTGTAAGTCCTGAATAGTCATGGACTTCTTCCAAGCCGAGCGAAGCAGCGTGTTGAACGAACCACAGAATAGCTTCACGCCCTGAGTTTTTGTCAGTTCCAAATGAGGTGTCAAGAGCCCTAGCGGTCGAATGGACGGATTGAATTCCAGGCTTCCCCACAATGTCACGAACTACCCATGTCCCAAGGTTTTTAAATCCCCATCTTTTGTTGCATAGGAGAACAAAGCGTTCAGTTCCTGGGCGTTTTGCTTTGGCTATGCCGTCAGACGTTCCTGTGTACTTACTCATGCTGGTGGGTCCTTAGGGCGGTCTTTCAAACCATTTCCTGCCAATACACCTAACAGCCCACCTGTCAATGTGGCAAGCATTGGCGACAAAACAGACCAAGCTGCATCATCGTTAGGGCTGACTTCAAGCGGTTGGGTTACAAACAGAAGGCCATATAGCAGAGCCAAGATGGAAGCAAGGAAAGCAATGGTTAATCCAATGGCTACGACAAAGATGAGTCGTGCTTTGATTTCTTCGTTGCTGTGTCTGTTGTCGGGTTTCATGCGCATTTGCCTCCTGTGCCGTAAAGCGGTGCAACTGTTGTTTCAATTGTTTCGGTTACTCCGCGTAGGGCTTTGTTTTTGGCTGGTGGGCAGTTGAGGCGTTCACGGTCTGCACACGCGGTGAGCGACCCCAAAAAGACCAATAGAATCAGGCTTTTTTTCATTATGCAGCGCCTGCATCTTCAAGCATAAATTGAGATGCACGAGCGGCGCTTGTAGATGTACCTGTGTAAGTCGGTTGCGTTGAGTTGTTGTCTGTAACAGCCCTTAATTTGTATGTTTTTGAACCTGCTGTAATACCAGTAACAAACCAAACAAAGGTGATGAAGCCGTTTGGGTTAATTGTCAAGTTTGCTTCTTTAATGTTGCTTGTGCCGTCATTCAGAAAAACTTTGTTTACGACTGAACCCAATGTTGATGTGATATTTATTGTTCCGCTGAACTTATAAATCCTGTTTGCTACGGCTGTCCAAGTAATTGACATACCAGTAAGGTCTACTTCGGTTGTTCCCACAGATTGTGTAGTTGCCAAAGTTTTGGTGTCAATCATTCCCCAAGCCAAGTTATTGACCTGTGTTGCAGTGAGAACAGCCCCACTGACGAAGGTTGTATTAGGTGTTGCCATGTTTGTCTCCTTTAGAAACTTAGAAGGTTAGTAGTAGAAAGAGTACCGAAAATGGCATCGTCCAAGGTGAAATACGCATTTTGGTCTGTGGATTCAAACGTGTATTGCACCTTGTGAGTGCCTGGGGTAATGGAATGGCTGATGCCACTAACAATAAGTGTTTGACTTTCACTGCTGGGGGTTCCCGTTACAAAGTTTTTTACTACTGTGCAGATACTTGTCAAGTCAAGGCTAAGAGCAATGTTTTGTTTGTTTTCAGTCATTGCAGCCAATTCAGTTGACAGGCCGTTAAATCTGAGAATTGGGTTTTTATATCGACCTAGAAGGTAATTTCCAAGAGCTGCCACTTCAGTTGTAGTGCTATTGAGAAGGCTTAGGAGGCTGTATGTCTGCGTTTGGTATTGAGCAATGCTGGTGACGTTACTTGTGACCTGTATGCCTCCTGCAGGGCTCTGGGTTGAAATATAGTTATACAAGAGCTCGTCGCCGTACATATTTTGGAGACTGTTAAATGGCAAGCCTGTGCCGTCACCGTTGAATGTTGCACCTGAAACAGGGTTGAGAACGCTTGACCTACTTTTAAATGTCAAAGTGCCATTGGCGCTCATATACAAATAGCCCTGCTCAGAAGTGTTGACCTGCTGCAAGTAGCTAAGACAGTTGGTGTCTTGGTCAATTGCGTACGCACCAAGAGTCGATGAGCCTGTATCAATGCTGACTGCACCTTGATAGTTAATTTCAGGTTGGGCAAGAATGCCTGTGTTTGCATTGATGTCATAAATACGTTTGCCAGTTGTTTCGGCTGGTGGCGTGTAAGCGTTTAACTGTTGGTTGGAAAGAACGGTGAACTGGTCAGCGCACGAGATTTGAGCAATGTCGTTAAATCCGAGGTCGTAGTCAATATCCCAATCGGTTATCAAACCTGTGTAAATAGGGATGCCGTTGGCAAGTATTTGGATAGGTAGGCGCGGAACAATTCCTGTTTGTTGTGTGGCCCCACCAATCCAATACGGCGATGACTGGTTTAATGGGTCAAAAATTCGTGTCTTATTCCAAAGCGTCAGGCTTGCAGTACCACAGTTGAATTCGTCCAGTTGGCGTGAGCGTCCACGATTGATAAACACGTTTTGGACATAAGTGGTCACGTCCGCCATTTGGATTCCACCCAAGGTGCCACGGCCCGTGGTGTTTAGAACACCATAGAAAGCATCATTCAGCAAAAATGGTTGTCCAAAGCCGACAGTGGTTTGAAAACCAATTAGAACTTGAAGCTGAGGCTGGCTCATACGCTGACGAACACCTGGCCTGACAGCCTCTCGGCTGCCAAAATCGCTTCGATAATATCTCTGCCCACGGTTGCAGGATTGCTCACCAGGCCAGCGGTCACTGTGATTTGAAGATTGTTGACTGTTCCAAGGGCTGCTTGTCCTGCAGCCACGTTGCCACCAAAGAATGCGTTGCCTGCAGCTAGTCCTAGGCCTGCAGCTGAGGTTGCAAGGCCAGAAAGTGATTCGTTGAAACTTGCCAGGGTCATTCCATTAGCGCTGGTAATGAGGTCCTGCGTCACTGCTAAACCTGCTACAGGGCCAAGGTTTATGAGCTGGGAAAGTCCTGCTTTGCTGAGGCCGTAGCCAGTGAGGTATTCGAGGTTTGAAGCAAACTTTTTGGCATCTACAATTTGCTTTTGAAACGCTTGTGCATAGCCCGATTCTGCCTGAACTTTTTGGGCTGTATTGACATTTGTTTCCGAAACTGCCAGAGCGTCGTTTGCCCCAGCCAACTTGAGTTTTGCGTCTTTCAAATTGTTGGTTGCTTCAACAATTGCTTCAACGTCATCGCCCTTTTGCGTTTTGATTAGCTTTGCCATTGCATCGTCAACATCTTTTGTGGCTTTGGCTACATCGCTATAAGCATCTTTGCGGTCTTTCAACCCCTCAGCAACGTCCTTAGCTGCATCATCTTGAGTCTTAATGGCTTCATTTAGAGAAACCATGCCTGAGATGGAATCAGCAGTGGTATCTGCAAAATCTTGAAGTTGGTCTTTGGCATCTTGAAGGCTTGAAGCTACCGAATCAACAGCAGTAACTACTCGTTCGCGCAAAGTATCAGCGTAATCTTTTGCTTTTTCTTTTGCTTTTTTCTTTGACTCTGAAAGCTCATCATTTTTTTTCTTTAGCGCATTGGTTTCAGTAATAGTCAATTTAAGTGAATCTGCGTATTTTTCAGAAAGCAGTTTATCCATGTCGCGAAATTGTGCAGCCGTATAAGTGACTGCCACTGTTGCTTTGTCTGAATCTCCTGCAATTAAAGAAAGCAAACCTGCAGCTTGTTCCATTCCTTTAATTAGTTGACCTGCAGGACTCAGGTGCTTGAAAAGGAAACCAAAGGCATCAACAAGCTTGTTTGTTTCACCAGTTGATTTTTCTGTTGCAAGAGTCAAGCCTTTGTTCATAATGGTGGCTAAGTCAGTTACAACAGGAAGCAACTTTGAGCCTGCCATAGCAGAAAGGTCGTCTAGTTCTGCGCTAAGAATTCTGCTTTTATTTGCTAAGCCGTCTGATGTTTCAAGGAAATCGCCTTGGGCTACATTGGTTTTTTCCCAGATAATTTTCTGAACACCAAGAATCTTTTGTTGTGCAGTTAATGCTCCTGAACCATCGTAAAGACCATCTTTAAGCAATTGGGCTTTGATTGCAGCGTCATCAATCATCACGCCATATTTTCTTATGGGTTCGGTTTCACCACGAAATGCAGAACCAATGGCAGCAACGGCCTCTTCTGGTTTTGTGTTAAAAAACGAAGCCATGTCTGTTGCAAGGCCAGTGAAATCTTTTGAAAAGTCCAACAATGGCTTGCCTGACAAGCCAGCAGTCTTGCCAAATAATGCAAAACTGTCTGCAGCGTCTATTGCTTGCTTTTTAGATTGTCCAAGGTTTTTGGCAGCACCATCAGCCCATGCTTCAATCTCTGTCGCTGAGTTGCCAAAGATGACTTTGTTTTTGCTTATGGTTTCTTGAAGATTAGAAGCATCAGTTACAGCTGTTTGAATAAGTTTTGACACTGCTCCAGTAGCCACGCCAATAGTTGCATAGGAACCAACTAAAGATTTGAGGGAACCTTGTGCGCCCTTGACGCCTGCATTGTTGTAGGTCGTGACGATAGGAAGCGTTACTGCAGCCATTTGATTACTTCATTTCTCTGTTCACGCGCAAGATTACATCCTGGACGATGCCGTGAACGGTTGCTGTCAAATGAGGAAGGTGTTCTTCGCCTCCAGGCCACATATAGCGAGATGGGCCTTTGCGCCCTCTCCGTTCACCAGCTGTGTGGGGAACATCTTCTGCAGCCAAGTTTTCAACAAAACGATTGCCTGGTTTGCCCAGGTTGCGTGAACCTGCAACATCGTAAATGGCACCAGCTGGGTTTGCTTGAATGATGCTAAACATTGAATAAGCCTTGTTGCCCATTTGGGCTTTGCGCTTTGGTCCACCAAGTTTGAAACGAATGCCTCGAAGAATGAGTTGTTTGTTCCATTCAGTGGCTCCGCCTCTTCCAGCAACTAGCTCTCCACGTCCAATGCCTGACTTGCCACCAGACGAGTTGAATGGTGTCAGGTCAGAGTCAATAAACTTCAAATAATCCTTGATGGATTTAATGGTTGGCGCTGCTTCCTTACGGATTTGGCGGTTCATTTCCTTCACATAATCAGGTTCAAGTTTTTTCAATCGCCTAAGCGTCTGGTCAAGGCCCTGAATCTTCATATCTGATGGAATGTTTGCCATTACTTTTTTTGCCTGTCTTGAAGGGCTTGGCTAAGGGTGCTGATAAGTGTTATCGGCATCTCTTTGAGGTCTTGCCAGGGAATCCCAGAAAGGATTAATCCTGCGATGACTCCGTGGATGCCGTCTCGCCAAAAGGGATGCGCTCCACGCGGTACGACACGCCTTTGACTTCTGATTTGAACTTCTCAATGTTGGTGACGTGGCCTATTTGTTTCATGGACAAGTAACTCAGTGTTACTAAGTATTCCATGGACAGGTTTTCGTCAACAGCTTTTATGATTGAAACGGTGTGGAGCTTCTCAAATTCTAAGAGGCTTGCTACCGATAGGGCGATTTCGTGTTCGCTCCCATCGACCAGCACAGTGGCGATGTGGAGTTCAAACATTAGACGATTGGTGCTGTGTAAAGGCCACCAGCAAAGCTGATGCTTCCAACTGTTGCAAGGTCGCCTACAGCGCCTGTTACAGGGCGGTATTCGTTCATTAGGCAGTTAGTGATGGTGAAGTTCGGGTTCGTCGCTCCTGTGGCCTGTGAGTCGTGTTTAACGGTCACTGTGGTCTGAACGCCAACAAGAGCAGTCAAAGTTGCGTGAACTTTTGAAGCTGCGAAGTCTTGGTTGAACGAGATTGTCACCATGTTATTTTGAATCCCACCAATGAACTGGTGTCCATTGACTGCGGTTGCTGACATTGCAGTGGATTCGACTGAATCGACAGCTTGGACAAGCTCCACGTTTGTGACATAGGTAGTCAGGTCAATTGAGTTGACGGTGACTTGGGCATCTTTAAGTACGAAAATAGCCATGACTATTCGGCCTCTGCTTTCTTGGTTGTTTTGGTTGGTTCGATATGGCCCGCATTAACGAGAGCCTCAATCGAAGAGCCTTGCAGCTCTTCATCGGTGATTGTGTCGCCAAGCGATTTGCCTGCAACAAGTTCTGATGTCACTTTGTAAGTAGCCATGTGTTCCTTATGGGTATGCCACCCACGGCACCGTGACGGTGTACGCAGGTAGTTCTTGATTACCTACAGAATAAACCGTAGGTGTTGCGTCTGTTGCTGAGGTTGCATCAATAACGATGTCCATAGTGTCCAGAAGCGCGATAAGTGCGTCAAGGTTGCCAGGTGGTGGCATTAATACGTTGACAGGGAAAGAGAGCAACAATTGGTTTGTGGTTGAACGTGTCACTTGTGGTGGGTCAATGATTACCGAAAGTGGGCGAGCATTACGAGAGTCTGAGACAACAACAATGCCAGCATTTTCGAGCGTTGAAACCAGCCGAAGCCGAGCATCGTTTGTGCGTCCCATTATGCGACCTGTGCTCGGTTACAGCCCCAAAGCCTAAGGATGTCGCCCATAGCAACAGGGTTGTTGCCAGAAGCTAGTGATTCGTAGGACTGGAATGAATCTCCACCTGCTGAACCTCGTGAACGATAAAGCTGTGCAGCCATCATTGTCGTGCCAAGCTTTACGTCAGCACTTGGTGCCGTAGCAAGCACATCAGAAAAATATCCTGCAGCGCGCCTTCTACGGAACGCAAGCGCGTTCGCTGCATCTGTGCATACAGTAACGAACGCTGTGTCATTGGCTGTGGCTG